CGATTAAAGGAATATCGCGGGTGCAACGTGAGTTTGAAAAAAGTGATCAACGGTACTTTTATGTGCCTTGTACCAAATGCGATCATTATCAACCTTTACGTTTTACGCAACTACGCTGGCCAGAAGGCTCGCCTTATGAAGCGCAATATGCATGCGAAGAATGTGGGTATCTCATGCATAATTCGGACAAAACGCACATGCTTGCCAAGGGAGAATGGCGGGCAACATCGACAAGTATTGATGGCACGGTGGGGTTTCATTTGTCCTCACTTTATAGCCCTGTTGGCTGGTTTTCTTGGAAAGATGCCGCTGTTTTATTTGAAGAAGCAAAACGTAACCCAGAGTTAATGAAGGGGTTTGTAAATACTGTTTTAGGCGAGCCTTTTGAGGAATCTTCCGAAGCACCCGAATGGCAAAGATTATATGAACGCCGCGAAAGCTTTTCTCAAAGCATTGTGCCAAAAGAAGGCTTGTTTTTAACGGCTGGTGTTGATGTCCAAAAAGATCGCCTTGAATGTGAGGTGGTTGCATGGGGGCGTGGCAAGGAAAGCTGGTCGGTTGATTATATTATCATTGATGGCGATACGGCTAGGCCGGAAACATGGAAACGACTTGATAGCGAAATCTTACAAAAAGATTGGCCACATGCCAGTGGTCATAGCATACCCATCCGCGTTATGGCGGTGGATTCTGGTTATGCCACGCAAGATGTTTATGCCTTTGTGCGCGACCATCCGCAGGCAGTTTGGGGCGGTTCTGGCGCACGTGCCAGCCAACCACGCACGGCGGTGGCGGTTAAAGGGCAAGCGCGGGATACGGCGCTGATTTTGAGTGTTTCAAAAGCGGATACTGGCGGTAAACGTCGAGGATTGCGCGTTTGGAACGTATCGGGGCCAGTTGCCAAGATGGAGCTTTATCGCTGGTTGAAATTGGAGTGGCCAACGCAAGAAGCGCAAGCTGATGGTGTTGCCTTTCCACCGGGGAGTTGTCACTTCCCGCAATATGGTGAGGAATATTTTAAGCAACTAACGGCGGAACGTCGCGTCATTCGGATTCACAAAGGCTTTCCAAAAGCCACATGGGAGAAAGACCCCAGTCGTAACAATGAGGCGCTGGATTGCCGTGTGTACGCCCGCGCCGCGGCAAGTATTTATGGCTTAGATCGTATGTCGGATTATCGCTGGAGGCGGATGGAAGAAGCACTGGGTATGAAGGCGAATGTTCCAAAACGCGGTGTTGAAATACCCGTTACTGAAGAAACGCGGGCAAAACCAAGCGAGCCTGTGAAACCAAAATCACGGTTTACACAACGCAAAACCGTAAAATCGGATGATCCGTATTTATAAGGAGAAAGAATATGTCTGAAACATTATTGGAACTTGAAGCACGATTGCTTCAAGCCAAGGAAGCTCGCCATAAATTGCTGACTGGCACGCAAGAAATAACGGTTAGTTTGCATGGTTACGGCGCAACAACATACAGCCAAGCTAATATTACGGGGCTTGAGCGGTATATCAACGAGTTAAAGCAGGACATAGCCAAGAAAAGCGGTAAGCCGCGTCGTGGCATCATCCGCACGAATTTTTAGGAGGAGGATTTTTTAAGGTCACGATAAAAATTTTCATGTGTACAAAGAGCCAGTAAGGTCAATGTAATTGTTTGATCTTCGTAAGTATAAGCAAGCAAAGTGAGTTGTTTGACCATTTTAAACTTATACACAAGGACATTAGAAAGATCACCCGTTTTTGACTGACCAAGATTGGGATCTTCCATGATGGACTTAACGGCCTTATCTAAATCAGATTTTTGATTGGCATGTAGCTTTTTAATGGTTTTCTTAAAAACGCTTGTTTGTACAATATTCATGATTATTAACCAAACTCAAATGGTGTTACTTGCCCATCAGAAACTTCCTGCTGAGCAAGCAAAATGTCTTGGATAAAACTATATGGCAGATCGGGGTTTTCTTCTGCGATCTTACCGATACGTGACCAATATTCAATTTGTTTTGGGGTTGAGCGACTATAGACCGCAGCATAGCGCTTAGCCTCGTTAATTAGATCATCTGAAAGTTTAATTGTCGTAGACATGATTCTACCCTCCTTATTGGTTCCTATACTTATATTATAGGTCAATAAGAGTAAAAATGCAACCTTTTAAAGTAAAAAGAGAAAATATGGTTCAATTATTAGATAGTTCAGGAAATCCCTTGAAAGCAAGTGATACAGCACACCGCGCCGCATCACATCGCTCTCGGGAACTTTCCAGTTGGCTACCGCCACTCGGGTCTGCGGATAGCGATTTATTGGGTGAATTGCCGACGCTGGTTTCGCGGTCGCGTGATTTAACGCGTAACCACGGTGTGGCAGCAGGCGCAATGCAAACGCTTACAGATAATGTTGTTGGAACAGGCTTACGCCTTTCTGCAACGCCGGATTATAAAGCACTTGGTAAAGATAAAGCTTGGGCAGATGAATGGGCAAGAGGTGTTGAATCACAATGGCGAGCATGGGCAGAAAGTACCGCTTGTGATGCAGCGAATAGTTTGAACTTTGCGGGACTAACAAACCTCGTTTTTCGATCTTCCCTTATTAATGGTGAAGCTCTGGCTCTACCTTTATGGCTGGATAAACGCGGGAATGATTTTGCGACAACCATTCAGTTAGTGGAAGCAGATCGCTTAAGTAATCCAATTGGAAAGCAAGATAACAAAACACTTAGGGCTGGTATTGAGATTGATTCTTACGGCGCACCACTTGCCTATCATATTCGCAAAAATCACCCCGGTGATGCTTATCTTGGATTTGGTGGTGGAAGTGAACAAGATTGGCAGCGTATTCCTGTTAGAACAGCGTTTGGTCGCAAACGTGTTTTGCACATTCATGACAAAGAGCGCACAGGGCAACATCGCGGCAAGCCTATTTTAACCAGCATTATGCCGATGTTTAAAATGCTCGATCACTATGAGCGTTCAGAATTACAAGCCGCTGTGGTTAATGCCATGATTGCGGCCTTTATTGAAACACCGCTGGACGGTGAATCTATTGGCGAAATGTTCGGTGGTTCAACGGATGATTACCTTGCGGCCCGCAACGAGTGGGATGTCAAATTGCAAGGTGGATCAATTATTCCGATCTTCCCGGGCGATAAAGTTGCCCCATTTACGCCAAGCCGTCCCAATAATGGGTACGGCCAGTTTGTTGAAAATATCCTGCGTCACATTGGTGCAGGCTTGAACATTCCTTTTGAATTACTAATGAAAGATTTTTCTAAAACCAATTATTCAAGTGCAAGGGCGGCACTTTTAGAAGCATGGCGATATTTTAACGCGCAACGACAATGGCTATCCACCTACTGGGCAAGACCTGTTTATGAGTTATGGCTTGAAGAAGCGATCAATAAGGGGCGTATTGATGCGCCAGATTTTTACGAGCGTAAAGCGGCATGGACGCGGTGCAAGTGGATTGGTCCCGGTCGCGGGTGGGTTGATCCTGTTAAAGAAGCCAAAGCCGCACATCTGCGCATGCAAATTGGACTTTCAACGCTGGAAGATGAATGTGCCAGCCAAGGGTTGGATTGGGAAGAAGTCCTTGAACAGCTTGCTCGTGAAAAAGCAAAAATTACAGAGCTTGGACTAAGCATTAACGATGCAAACAGTATTTTAAACACTTTAGAAAACAACCCAAAGGAGGGAAAGAATGAGAATTTGGAACACACTAGTGTGGAACAAAATAACGGGTGATCCGTGGGCCATAACAGAAACGGCCTTGCACACAATTTTAGAAGTCGCCGCGCGTGAAAATGAAAGTCCTGAAGCGGTGGCGGCAAAATTAGGCCGTGATTTGCAAAATAGCTATAATGCCACTGAGCGTGATGGCGTTGCAATCATTCCTGTAACAGGACCGCTTTTCCGCTATGCCAATATCTTTACATCTATTAGCGGCGCATCAAGTTATGAGCTTATTGCTAAGGACTTTGTAGCTTCTCTGGAAAACCCACAGATTAAAGCCATCATTCTTGATATTGATTCCCCTGGTGGTGAGGTGAATGGTGTTGCCGAGCTTGCCAGCATGATTTTCGATGCACGTGGCACAAAACCAATTATCGCATATGCATCAGGTGATGCCGCATCAGGCGCATATTGGGTGGCCTCTGCCGCAGATGAAATTGTTGTTTCAGAAACATCTGCGCTGGGATCAATCGGTGTTGTTGGTATTTACCGAGGTAAATCGGATAAAGAATCTGCAGCATCCGTTGAAATAGTATCCTCACAAAGCCCCCATAAACGCCTCGATCCTTTAAGCAACGAAGGTAAAGCCAAGTTACAACATCGCATCGATAGCATGGCAGATGTTTTTATCAATTCAGTTGCACGCAATAGAAATATTACCGCCGAAGATGTTCAGGTCAACTTTGGTGGCGGTGATGTCATGATTGGAGGGCTGGCGGTTAATGCGGGTCTTGCTGATCGAATAGGAAGTTTGGAAAGACTCATAACAGAGTTTTCTCAAAATGATGAAACAAGCCCTCGCCATGAGGGCTTTTTAGTATCCGAACCACTTCAACCCCAAAAGGAGAAAACACCCATGACCAAAGAAACATTAAACCTTGAAACTTTGAGCAAGGATCACCCTGATCTGCTCACAACAATTCAGCGTGATAGTACGAAGAAAGAGCGCGAACGCTTAAAGGATATTTTGAGCTGTGAGCATGCCGAAGGCCGCGCGCAGCTTGCTCAAGAAATAGCACTTTCAACGGAAATTAGCGCGATAGATGCAAACCATCTTTTGTCCAACGCGCCAAAGGGGTCGAATTCGACACCTTTTGAAAGTGTTATGGCTGGCGTTCCTAACCCTGAAATCGCCCCTGATGCAGACGAGCAAGAAAGCGACATTGAAACCGTCGCTAGCCGTATCGCTGCTTCCAACTAATCCATAAACAAAGGAGAAACCAACTATGACACATGCAGAAGGATTGAAAGATCAAGGCAGTTACAAGCCTTGTAATTTAGTCGCGGGAGAGTATCCCCGCATTGAACGAATTGTCACCATCGCCGCTGGGGCAAACTTAAGCAAAGGATCAGTCCTTGGACGGATTACTGCAGATGGGAAATTCGTTTTAAGTGCGACAGCAAGTTCGAATGGATCAGAAGTACCTGATGCCATTCTGGCTGAAGTTGCCGATGCAACCAGTACCGATGTGCAGGCCGTTGTTTATTTTTCGGGAGAGTTTAATGAAAACGCTCTTGTCTTAGGCACGGGACATACGCCTCAAAGCATCCGCACACCCCTGCGAGCCAAAAGCATTTTCTTAAGTAAAAACCAATCAGCCTAAAAGGAGGTAACTACCATGTCTATCGACATTTTCAATACACACATTCTCACCAGAGTGGTCGAACATTTGGATCGTCCAGCATCATTTTTGCTCGATTCATTCTTTGGCCAAGTACAAACCGAAGAGTCCGAAGAAATCCACTTCGATATCGACAAATCCAAACCGCGCCTCACACCGTTTGTATCGCCGTTGGTTGCTGGTAAAGTCGTGGATGACGAAGGCTTTAGCACAAAAAGCTTTAAACCAGCCTACGCTAAAGACAAACGGCGCTTTGATCCATCGCGTCCATTAAAGCGGGCTATTGGTGAAAAGATTGGTGGAACATTGACCACAGGTCAGCGCTTAGAAGCCAACTTAAACCGCACGCTAAACAAACAGCTTGAAAACCTAACCCGCCGTGAAGAAGTCATGGCATCCGAAGCTTTGCGCACGGGCAGAATTACTGTGTCAGGTGAAGAATATCCAACGGTGGTGGTTGATTTTGGGCGTGACCCAGAACTTACTGTTGCGCTGGTGGGCGGATCTCGCTGGGGTGAAGCAAGTGTTAGTCCGCTTGATAACCTTGAAGACTGGGTTGCCACAATTCAGGAGAAATCGGGGGCAGCAGGTCGCACTGTTATTATGGATGCGCTGGCTTGGCGTGTTTTCAAAACTGATCCAAAAGTTGAGAAGCTATTGGATATTCGCAGGTTACGTGACAGCGCTAATATCAGCCTTGGCTCCATTGCTTTTGGGCAAGGAAATGAGCTGGCGCGTTATGTTGGTACAATCGGTGACCTTGATTTTTGGGTTTATAATGATCGCTACATCGATGATAACGACCAGATGCAAAAGCTATTGCCTGATTACACGGTTCTTATCGGGTCTCCGCATCAGTTGGAAGGCACGCGTTGTTACGGTGTTATTCAAGATGAAAAAGCGGGCTATCGTGCGCAACGATATTTTTCTAAATCGTGGTTGGAAGAAGATCCTGCGGTGCGTTGGTTGTTGTTGCAAGCTGCGCCGCTGATTGTGCCTTACCGCCCGAATGCTTCATTTTGTGCAACAGTAAGATAGGGAGATTAAATCATGAAAACGACGAAGGAAGTTTCGACAGATGCGCAAGCATCTGCCCGTAGGGATGGAGGCGTTAAGCCGACAGTCAATATTAAAGCTCTCATTACTTTGCATGTGAATGGCAAAGCAATCTTACCCGGTGGTTTTGTTGATATTGAAACAGAGGAAGCTAAAAGCCTCATTAATCGTGGCTTTGCCTCTAATGATAAAGTATCAGCAACGGCTAAAACAACAGGAAATGCGCCACCTCCGCCTGCACCCAGTAAGCCTGTGCCTACGTTGGAAGATATTGTGGATGTAATCCATGACCTTGATCCATCTCAAGATTACGGCAAAAGCGGAAAACCCAATGTTGATGCGCTGGAAGTATTGCTTGATGCAAATATCTCTGCCGCTCAGCGGGATGCTGCATGGGCGGTTTTCTTGAAAGAAAAAGAAGCCTATCAGAATGCTGGTGGTGACAATGCATCTGATAACGTTAATGGCGAAGGAAATAATGCCAATGACGTTCAAAACTAACGCTAAAAAAGCAGTGGATGCGCTGTTTGCTAAATTCGGGCAAACGGCGCATTTCACTTTTAAGGATAACTCAACTGGCGAAGGTTTAGTTATTCATCGATTCCCCGACAAAGTCATAGATGTCATGGACACACGTGTTCATACAGAAACGGATTTATTCGAGATTAGAGCGCTGGATATTGAAGTTTGTAAAGCAATCTACCAGATTACGATTGATGGAAAAACCTACACCGTGCAAGGAGAGCCTATGCTTGATCAACACGGTATTGTTTTAAGGATGGAAGCTTATGCGTCTTAAAGCAGCTTTTGAAGGCGATCTCAAAAAATATATGAAGGCTGAGTTTGTTGTCGCAGAAAAAGCAGTCACATTGGGCATAAGGGAAACCACCAACGGGGTTAAAGCTTTCCATGCGCAGGCAGGTTCATTCATCTGGTTTGGGTCAAAGAATGGCGAATACGTGGCGCGGGGATGTTTATCCACGTTCTCAAAATTCCATTCGCGCGGCAGGACTTGTTTACACCAAAGCCAGCAAGATTATGGCTGGTTTTGATGAAGGCACGGTTATTCGCTCAAAGGCTGGATGGTGGCTCGCTATTCCAACGCCTAATGCGCCTAAACGAGGTGTTGGCGGCAAGCGGATTAACCCGAGTAATTTTCCTGAGCATCGCTTTGGTAAATTACGTTTTGTTTATCGTCGTGGTGGCCCCTCATTATTGGTGGTTGAAAATGTGCAGGCTTCTTACGCTCGCAAAACAGGTGAACTTCGCGGATTTAGAAAGGCCAGTAAGCGTAACCTAAAAACAGGAAACAAGCTCTCAACCGTCGTGATGTTTTGGCTCGTACCACAGGTTAAATTGCCGAAATTGATTAAGTTTGATGCAGAAGCTAAGCGCTGCTTCGATAAACTCCTGCGCTTGATTTTAAAGAATTGGCCAGATGGATAACAGTAAAAAAGGGGAGAATTAGCCCGAACAGATTTATTAAGGGGTGATTGTTTATATTGGTATTTATTTTGGTACTGTGAGTACCTATATACAGGCCATTTTAAACATTCAGCTTGATATTGTTTATTTTAGGCTGTATATTGGTACTATGAGTACCGATACAAAGAGCAAAATAAACAACCTTTTGAATGATACGCCCCATGGGACGGTATTGTTGTCTTTTTGGCTATCTGAAAAAGGATACAGTTTAGATTTACAAAAAAGATACAAAAAAAGTGCTTGGTTAGAATCTATAGGAACAGGTGCGCTTAAACGCTCTGGTGATGATGTTGATTATCATGGAGGGATATATGCTCTCCAAAATCAAGCAGCGTTAACAGTGCATGTTGGCGGTCGTACTGCTTTGTCTCTACAAGGAAGAGCACATTATATAGATATGGCAGGAGGTCGAGCCGTTCTTTTTGGAGGTAAAAAAGAAAGCCTGCCAGCTTGGTTTAAGAATAAGAATTGGGAAACGAGAATAGATTATTACACAACATCATTTTTACCTGCTGATATGGGGCTTGTAGATTTGGAGAGAAAAAACTTCTCTGTAAAGGTTTCTTCCCCTGCGCGTGCAATATTGGAATGTTTATATCTTGCTCCAAAGCACCAAGAATTTTTTGAATGCTATGAACTGATGGAAGGTTTAAATAACTTAAGACCTAAATCTGTACAAGAATTACTGGAGAACTGTTCATCAATAAAGGTTAAAAGATTATTCCTGTACATAGCCGAAAAGTTGGAGCATCCATGGCTGGATTTTGTTGATTTATCTAAGGTTGATTTAGGATCAGGAAAACGTAGCCTCGTTAAAAATGGTGTTTATATAGATAAATACAAAATAACAGTACCGAAAGAATTTGAGAAAAATGAAAAACCAAACGTATAAAGAGCAAGTCCGTCTTCTCCTTGATGTCTTGCCTCAAGTAGCAAAGGAAGATTGTTTTGCGCTTCATGGCGGAACAGCAATTAATCTGTTTGTACGCGACATGCCAAGGCTTTCAGTTGATATTGATCTGACCTATCTTCCTATAGAGGACAGGCCAACAACGTTACAGAATATCAGCGCAGCACTTATTCGTATTAAAGAGCATGTTGAAAAAGCACTGCCTAATATTCGCGTTCAACATAAAAAAGAAATCGGAAAGCTTCTCATCGAGCAGCAAAGAACAGATATTAAACTTGAAGTGAACTTGGTAGGACGTGGCACGATTGAAGCGCCAATACCGATGATGCTCTGCGATAAAGCGCAAGAGGTTTATGATGTATCTGCTGTTATTAATGTCGTACCCGTTGGGCAATTATATGGCGGTAAAATATGCGCAGCACTGGATCGCCAACACCCAAGAGATTTGTTTGATGTTAAGTATCTGCTAGAAAATGAAGGTTTTCAGATGATGTTCGACGTGGATTTATATTCTGCTTGTTGGCCAGTGACAGACCTATCAATGAAGTCATCACGCCGAATTTTCAAGATCACCGTAAAGCCATGGAAAACCAGTTTACAGGTATGAGTGAAGATGAATTCTCATATGAGGAATTTGAAACGACCAGAGAAAAGCTAGTCAGAGTGATACATGCAAGCCTTACAGATAAAGACAAAGAGTTTTTGTTGAGCGTGAAAAATGTAACGCCTGATTGGAGTATCTATGACTTTGAGCGCTTCCCTGCTGTGCAATGGAAGCTTCAAAACTTACAAAAACTGAAAACAAACAATCCTGAAAAACATAAACAGTTATATGACGTTTTGAAAGAAAAGCTCGAAGGATAAACAAAAATGACAACAACAAGAGAACAGGCCTTAGCGGGTCTTTTTTTATGCCTGAAAGGCAATGTGCCAGATGCAGAAATTTTGCGAAATGCACCATTGCCAACCAAAGTACCTGATACTGGTTTGATCATTGTGCGTGATGGGGATGTTGGCGAGCCAGAGATTACGCTTTCTCCGACACGTTACCATTATCACCACCATGCGGAAATTGAAGCGCTGGTACAAAAGGGAGAACAACAAACACGAGATCAAGCGCTGGATAGTTTACTGCAGGCCATTGGAGAAACGCTGGAGCTTCACCTTAGCCTGAATGGTGCTGTCAATTATCTGCATATCGGATCGCCTGAATTCTTAAGTGAAACAATTGAAGGCGCACCAACGATTAAGGCGGCGGTCGTGCCTGTTTATCTAGAATACACAACAACAAACCCACTAATATAAAGGAGAAATGCTATGTCACGCGCTTATGGGTGGAATGCCCGCATGCTTATCGGTTTTGAAACCACTTACGGAACGCCCCCAGCCTCGGGGGCTTTTCATTTAGTACCTTTTGTGTCCAGTGATTTGGATTCCGCACAAGGTCTTATTGAATCAAATATCTTGGGTCTGGGACGTGATCCAAGCCAGCCATATCAAGATGTCATTAATGTTGATGGCGATATCGTTGTGCCTGTTGATCTGCGTAATATCGGCCATTGGCTCAAATGCGTTTTTGGTGCGCCAACAACAACAGGAACGGGACCATATACCCATGAGTTTAAATCGGGTGGGCTTAGCCTACCAAGTTTAGCTGTTGAGGTTGGGCTTCCTGAAATACCAGATTTCCCTTTGTTTAGTGGTGTGCGAGCAAATTCTATTGCGCTCAATTTTGCGCGATCAGGTGAAGCGCAAGCAACCATTGGTCTTATTGGTCAGGGTGAAACAGCACAAGGTGCAACAATAGACACTGCACCTGAACAGGCTGATTATACGCGGTTTTCACAATTCCAAGGCTCGGTTAAGCAAGGCGGTCAATCGCTGGGCAATGTGAGTTCTGCTGCGTTTACCTATAGTAACAATCTGGAGCGTATCGAAACAATTCGTAATGACGGAAAGATTGATGGCGTTGACCCAGGCGTTGCTGCTTTAAGCGGAAATATCTCAGTTCGCTATGCCGATACAACATTGATGGATGCCGCACGTTCTGGCACACCGATTGATTTGGAGCTGGCTTATACGATTGATGCCAATAACCAACTGGTTATTGAATGTCATGAAGTGTATTTGCCAAAACCAAAGCGATCCATTTCTGGCCCCGGAGGTATTGAAGCCTCTTACGATTATCAAGGTGCGAAAGATGCTCTGCTAGGCAACATGGTCACAATCACTCTAATCAACGATGTGGAGAGCTATTAATGTTAAAACTCAATATTCAAACAGAATGCTATTGGTTAGATTTAGGACTTGGTGTCAGGGTTAAAGTGCGCCCATGCACAAGCCCTATTTTTTATGCGGCGCGTGCCTTTATGAACAAGCGCCTCACGGATATTGGTGAGGAATACCGCAAACGAAAAGAAATCGGTGCATCGCTGGATGATCTGCCAGATGTAAGTAATCCTGAAATTCGTGAAGCACTGGCCGAGGAATATTTGGCACGTGGTTTAGCGCGGTCTGCCATTGTTGATTGGGATGGTATTTTAGAGGCAGATGGTAATGATCCTGCACCTGTTACTCCTGAAAAGATTGATGAACTTATGACGGGGTTTTGGTCTATTGCGGCAACGTTTTCGGGGCAATACACAGGTGTGCGGGAGTTAATTGACGCTGAAAAAAAAGACTTGAGCGTCGCACGGAATGGCACTTCGGAGACGGCGCAGAATACTGCCAAAACTGTACCAACAGCAAAGCTGAAGAATTCAAAAGCGCCTGCGAAAACTGTCCGTTCGAAGAAAACGCCCCGCAAACAATAGACGGCTGGCAGGCATGGGATATTGCCTGCCAAATTAGCCCTCAAATCAGAGGGGCATTTCCTCTGCAGGAAGCTTTCATTCTTGCAGAGGCGCTGGGCTATAAAGCTTGCGCTATGGCAGAACTTTTACCCGCCATTAGCGCTGGGCTTACTAAAGCAATCATAAATAACAAGGAATAATTGATGCGTTCATCGCAAAAAAACATGAGCATCCGCTTGGCGGTTATTGATGGCAAGAAGGTTGAAAAAACCTTTACGCGCATTGGTAATGCAGGTGGCAAAGCTTTTGAGCGTATTGATCGTTCCACCAAGCCTGCAACTGTAGGATTGAAAGCTGTTGATACAACGGCGCGTGCGCTTAACTCTGTGTTTCGTCAAGCCGCTGGTCTGATTGCTGTCTATGCAGGTCTTGGTGGGATTATAAGATCCGCTCGTTCCGTGAATGAAACAGGAATTGCTTTTCAAGGATTAAGCACTGCACTGGAAGCCATTACTGGGTCAAGCCAAGGTGCAGCGTCAGAGATGGCATTTTTAGAGGCTGAATCTGAACGACTTGGATTGAATTTGCTGGAAACAGCTAAATCTTACATGCAGATTGCCGCGGCATCTAAAGACACCAATTTAGAAGGCCAGCCCACGCGGGATATTTTTACAGCGATTGCGGAGGCGGCCACCGTCTTGCAATTATCCGTTGATCAAACCAGTGGTTCTTTAAAAGCCATTGGGCAGATCATGTCCAAGGGTAAAGTGCAGGCAGAAGAGCTTCGTGGTCAATTAGGTGATAGGCTATATGGCGCGTTTCAACTGGCGGCGCGTGGTATGGGTATTACAACGGCAGAGC